AAACTCTATGATTATTTTGAAAAAGAAGCGTCTGACTTTATGAGTTAAGGAATAGAAAATGGCAGTAGTAAAACAAACATTAAAAGATTCAGATTTTGAACATGTAGTCAAAGTCACTACAACAGGTACAAATTCAACTGCAAGTATTGTTGACGCCTCTGCATTAGCAGGAGCTTCTACTGACCCAAGGTTATCAATAGTATCATGTACATGGACAACAGGTTCACAAACAGACATTTTATTTGATGCAACATCAAACGTAGTTGCATTATCATTAAACGGAAATGGCGCAATCAACGGAGGTGCTCAACATCTTCCGTCTATATCAAACAACGCAGGTTCGGGTGTTACAGGTGACATCCTTTTAACAAATTCGTCTGCTTCAGTTGGTACAGTCATTTTACATTGTAGAAAGGTATCGGGTTTCGATAATATAACGTAAGATGCAAACAGTTAAACTAATTACAGAAGCGCAAGACTTTACAACAAATAACTTTTTAATTGAAGAAAAAAATGGCAAAAAAGATTATAAGATTAAAGGTATCTTTATGCAATCTAATATTAAAAACAGAAATGGTAGAGTATATCCAAAAGAAGTTTTAGTAAAAGAAGTTAAAGCTTACAACAAAGAATTTATTCAAAAGAATAGAGCATTTGGTGAGTTAGGACACCCAGAAGGTCCAACAGTAAACTTAGATAGAGTTTCACATATGATTACATCACTTAAAGAAGAAGGTGATAATATTATTGGTGAGGCAAAAATCATGGACACACCAATGGGTAAGATTGTTAAAAGTTTAATGGACGAAGGTGCAACACTAGGAGTTTCATCTAGAGGAATGGGTTCTTTAGAAAACAAAGGTGGTGCAAACTATGTCAGATCAGATTTCAAACTAGCAACAGCAGGTGATATTGTTGCAGACCCATCAGCACCAAGTGCTTTCGTAGAGGGCATCATGGAAGGTAAAGAATGGGTTTGGGATCACGGGTCATTAGTTGAGTCACATGTTGCAGAAGCAAAAGCAAGAATTGAAGAAAGAGCAAAGTATAAACAAGATTTAGAATCTAGTTTAGAATTTGCAAAATTTTTGAAACAGTTATAATATAGTTTATAAATAAACTATAGAGCTACAGGTAAGTATATTATGTATAAATGGTTTGACGATTTAACTCGTATACCGAAACCATATCGTGAGAAAGAAGATTACCATCATTATGGGATTTACGAAGTTGAAATATTAAATACTATATTTCGTAATCATAATGTAAAAAAAGTTTTGAGTTTGGGGGGAATGTCTAATTTAGATTTCTTCCTAGCACAATATGATAATGACGTTAAGTATGCCAAAAATATTGATGAGGCAAAAACTTGGCGTGGATTTGATCTTGAAAAGAAACATCAAGAGTATATCCAAAGATTTAATTATAATGGGGAATACATCTTTACGAGGCGAAGTTTAGATCGGTATGATGTTGTTGACGAAAAGTACGATGTTGTCTTCTCTAATATAGACACACTAAAAGGAAAGATGAAGGTTTTACCTACAATCTTTATAAAAATGTGGTCTTATATTGGATTACCTGAGAAGGTTAGAGAAAAGATGACAACGGACTATGAAAAGTTTTTTAGTAATGTGTTGGTCACAACAAACATGACAGTATTCTCTAATCAAGAAATTGAATACGAAAATAACCTTGTTGACACCTCCACAAAACTAGAGAAAAAAAGGACAGTTGTTTATCAGCGGATGAATTTACCCGTGTAAATTCTATGTTTTATAAATAAATGTATATAAATAATTGTTAATATTAACAGAAAAAGGAGAAATCCCCATGGCTAATGAATTAGACAAAACCATTGAGGAATTAGAAGCGGAAGTTTTGGCTGAATTAGAAGAAGCCAATGGTGCTGATGCTCCTAAAAAAGGTGCGATGGCACCTGAACCAATGGACAAGAAGCCAGAGGGCGAAGTTCAAGATACGGGCGATGCAGTAGTCAAAGGTGACCAAGCAGATGCTCCTGTCAAGAAAGTCGTTGCAAAGGCTAAAGAAGTTTCAGGTCAAGCACCTCAAAAAGGTGAAGGTAAACCTGAGGCAACACCTAAACTTAAAGAAGAAGAAGAAAAAGAGGACGAGAAAAAAGAGTCCTTAGATTCTAAAGATTCTAAAGAAGAAGACAAAGAAGAACAAAAAGAAGAAGTAGTTGACATTGAAGAAATGCAAGGTCAAATGATGAAGGCAATGAAGTCTATGAAAAAAGATGAAATGTCTGAGTTGTATGCTTCTTACATGAAGGCTTCTATGAATAAGACTAAAGACGAAATGTTCAGAGAAATGTCTGATGGCATGAAAAAAATGAATGCTATGAAGATGAAAGAAATGATGGGCAAAATGTCTAAAAAGTCTGAAGAACAAAATATAGAAAAAGATGCTAAGACGGAAGAAAGACTAAAATCAGTAGATGTTAAAGAACATGTAGATGCTCTTTTAAATTCTGACTCAAATCTATCGGAAGACTTTAAATCTAAAGCAGCTACAATTTTTGAAACTGCCGTTAAATCTAAAATCAGATCAGAGATCAAAAGACTTGAAGATGAATATGCTTCTGAGTTGATTGAAGCTCAAACTGAAAACAGAAATTCTTTAACAGAAAAAGTCGATAACTATTTAAACTATGTTGTAGAAGAGTGGATGAAAGAAAACGAACTTGCCCTTGAAAGAGGACTTAAAGGCGAGATCGCTGAAGATTTTATCTCTGGTCTAAAAACATTGTTTGAAGATCATTATATCGATGTGCCTAACGAAAAGTACGATGTACTTGAAGATCAGGCAGATAAAATTTCTAAGTTAGAGAAAAAATTAGAAGAAACAATTCAACAAGTAGTTGAAGCGAAAGAATCTAATTCATCTTTGATTAAAGAAAAAGTTATGAACGATGTTTCATCGGACTTAACTGAAACCGAAATTGAAAAGTTTCAAACTTTGGCTCAAGATGTAGAGTACTCAAATGAAGAAGGTTATTCTGAAAAGCTTAACACAATCAAAGAGTCTTACTTCCCAAGACAAAAAACTGAAACACAAAGCATTGATCATGAAGTAGAAACTGGCACCGCTGTACAGGACGTTACAGAGGGTTCCCCAATGGACAGATACATATCTGCAATTGGTAAAACTGCTGTAATTAACGGCAATTAATAAATATAGATAAAGGAGAAACCAAAATGTTTCAAACACAACATCTACAAGAAAAGTGGCAGCCAGTCCTAGAACACTCAGATTTACCTAAAATCGAGGATTCTTACAGACGAGCTGTTACTACTTTGATCTTGGAAAACCAAGAAAAAGCAATGAGAGAAGACAGAGCATTTTTAGGTGAAGCTGCACCTACTAACGCAACTGGCGCTAACGTTGACAATTGGGACCCAATCCTAATTTCACTAGTAAGAAGAAGTATGCCGAACTTAATCGCATATGACATCTGTGGCGTACAACCAATGACTGGCCCAACAGGTCTGATTTTTGCAATGAGAGCAAGAGCAGCATCTGGCGACGGTGCAGAAGCATTAGTTGACGAACAGATTCCATTCTTATCTAACCAAGACGCAGCTGGAAACACAGGTGGTGGTGACCAATCTGGTACTAACCCTGCTGTTCTTAACGACTCACCTTCTGCTGGTACGTACTCAACTGTAACAGGTATGACTACTACTGAGGCGGAAACTCTAGGTGATGGTACAGACGAATTTGCAGAAATGGCATTCTCAATCGAGAAGCACACTGTAACTGCTGTATCAAGAGCGTTAAAAGCTGAATACACAATGGAACTTGCTCAAGACTTGAAAGCAATCCATGGTTTAGACGCTGAAACTGAACTTGCAAACATTCTATCTGCTGAAATCTTAACAGAGATCAACAGAGAAGTAGTAAGAAATATTTACAACTCTGCTGTAAAAGGCGCGGCTGTAAACACAACTACTGCAGGTATCTTTGATTTAGACACAGACTCAAACGGAAGATGGTCTGTTGAGAAATTCAAAGGACTATTGTTCGCAATCGAAAGAGACGCAAATGCTATCGGACAACAAATCAGAAGAGGAAAAGGTAACATGATTATCACTTCAGCTGATGTTGCCTCTGCACTTCAAATGGCTGGTGTATTAGATTACACACCTGCTCTTAACAACAACCTAAACGTTGATGACACAAGCACAACTTTCGCTGGTGTACTTAACGGTAGATACAAAGTATATGTTGACCCATATGCAGCTAACGTTGCAGCGTCACAATACTATGTGGTAGGATACAAAGGAACTTCACCATACGATGCTGGTATGTTCTACTGCCCATATGTACCTCTACAAATGGTTAGAGCAGTTGGAGAAAACTCATTCCAACCGAAAATCGGTTTCAAAACTAGATACGGTATCGCTGCAAACCCATTCCACACAGGAACAGTTGCGGCTGGAGCAAATGGAGCAATCTCTATCTCAGCTAACACAAACAAATACTACAGAAGAGTTAAAGTTACAAACTTAATGTAATACTTGTTGATACAAATATTAAGAAAGGGCGCTTCGGCGCCCTTTTTTTTATAATAAATAATATCATGAAATCACCATACAAAGAACTTCTAGGAATATTACTATCAGGTGGAATACTATCTATCGTAATTTTAGGAATATCAAACTCATGGCCTTTTTTAAAAGACCCTAATCCTCTTGATAAAGTAGAAGAAAGAATTGACGAAGTTATACAAAAAGAAAAAATCCTTACAGAAAACGAAAAACAATTAAAACAACAATCCATTAGTAAAGAGTGGAATGATCTAGACAAGGAAGATAAATAGTAATATGACTATTAGAAGACAACCAGAAAGTATTGATTACGCATCACCAACGCAGTTTGTATTAAAGATCAATCAACTACCAGAAGTACAATTCTTTATTACTAATTGTAATTTGCCAGGGGTTAATCTTGGTGAAGCAGTTATTCCTACACCCTTAAAACAAATTCCTGTTATGGGTGATGAATTAACATTTGAAAATTTATCTATTGGATTTCTTGTAAACGAAGAGTTTTCAAACTACATTGAAATACAGAAATGGTTAAATGCAATTGGGTTTCCACAATCAAGAGATCAGTTTACTAATTTCAAAGCAAATCAATCAATAACACCACAAGATAGATTAGGTATACAAAATGATTCAGTACCAGGTAAGGCAACACCTGCAAACGCAATGTTTTCAGATGCAACACTAACTTTACTTACAAATAAAAACAATCCTATTGCAGAGGTTAAATTTGAAGATTTATATCCTGTATCATTATCATCATTAGAATTTTCTCAAGAACAAACAGATGTTCAGTATTTAAAAGCGTCAGCAGATTTTTCATATAAATATTATACGATTACACAACTGTAATTAATTCATAACAACGGAGAGACAATGATACCTTATACAGAGGAAGAATGGAAATGGGTTTCGGGCAAATAAACCCTTGACATTA